CTTGTATTAGATGTGCGTTGCGTCCATCCGGTAGTATCAACTTTGCTGGAGCGCAACTAATAAGATGAAAAATAAATTTACTATTATCATAAATTTCTTTTAGGGTAACCGCAAGAAAGTGTGGCTCAATGTGTTCTAGTACATCTGTACTAATAATCATATCTACCGGCTGTAAGGATTTATCGTAGTCAGGATTAGCAGGATCAAATCCTAATATTGTTTTGGCTGGATATTTTTCACGTAGTGTTTCTACAAGATTGCCTTTACCACAACCAAAATCTAAAATTGATTCAGGATTCTTCTCAGCAATATAATCTTCTAGCATTGCTGGCAACTTACGTCTTTTACCAAATTTAGTTTTTTGATGTATATCAGTAAGAACTTTTTTGTATTCAGATGTTATCAATCTTCAGACTCCGATTTTATATAACTAGATCTATCTCTAGAAAGTAACATACAATCGGCCTGTATCTGATCAATTAGTCCTTGTATTTGAACCTCTCGTTCTCGTGTCTTGGGTGTATTGTATTTGAGATGACGCAATGTATCTGCATCTCTTTTCAACCCATCGATTTTATCACAGAATTGACTTATCTTATGTAGCATAAACCTCTCCTTATTGTGTAATACTTACATTATACTGTAATATTCAAGTATAGTCAAGTATTATCTGATTTATATCCTACCACTCTACTGTCGATCATCGGTTTCTTGGTTTTTGGATATTGAGGAGATTGTGATTCTACCTCACTAAAACCGCAACGTTTTTTTAGTTCTATCATAGAATCTGCACTGTATCCCCATTTATGAAGCATAGTTATATCTTGGTATTTGTCAATTCTACCAAAAATTGCTCCTACTGCTCTTTTCATTGTTTTTTGGTTGTCAGTATAAATCCTACTAGGATCATCTACAATAAATTGGCAGGCTTTCAAAAGATCAGGCCACTCAGTCGCTACAAATCCTCCAGGTTTTAAAACTCTAAGCCATTCTTTAAGTAATGCATCTACATCGCTAGGCATAATATGTTCGATAACGTGTACGGTAAGAATCTCGCTTACACAATTATCTGGAATCGGCATAGGTTGTGTAATATCGTGTAAAACAATACCGTCCATATTCTTTAGATATTCGCCTTCTACATTAATCCAGCCCTCAAATAAATTAGGACCACACCCGAGGTGTAATTTAATATCGCGGCCTTCCGCGATATATTTTTCAACTACGTCTTTTAAATTGCTAGCCATCTATCATTTTCCAACGTCCAATTAATAACTTGAGCTAGACGTTCCTTTACTGGTTGTGGATTCCATCCCATATCACTCATTTTGCTTCCGTCAAGTGCGTAACGGAGATCGTGTCCTGGTCTTGCGCTGTGAAAGTTTACCATTTCGTAATTTAAAGGTTTTTCTTGTGTATCAGCAATAAACTGTGCAAGTTCTAAGTTATCTAGTTCTTCAGCCCCTACAATATTAAATTTCTGACACTTGGCATTACCGTAATCTGGTTCTAATTTACTAAGGTCTTGATTGTATAAAAACATTAACGCATCAGCAACATCGGCTGCGTGAATGTAATGACGTGAGCCGGCCTTTGTCATTTCTGGATTACTATGTACAGTAATTTTTTCGTTATCTCTTGCACGTTTAATACACATAGGAATATATTTTTCAGGATGTTGTCTTTCTCCAAATACATTCATAGTATGTGTAATTATAGCAGGCAATTGATAACAATTTTCATAAGCAACAACTAGTTCTTCTGCTCCTGCTTTACTTGCACTGTAAGGATTTGTCGAATTATATCTATCATTTTCTTTATATTTTACACCATTAGGAGCAGGACCAAATACTTCGTCTGTACTAAAGTATGCAAACAAATCTAGACTATCTAAGTTACGTGCATAGTCTAATAGATTGGTTGTTCCCACAACGTTATCGAGTACAAACTCCATCGGATAGTCAATTGAACGATCTACGTGGCTTCCGGCGGCTAAGTGTGCAATTAAATCTACTTTACCGATCATTGATCTAATCTGCGGATTAATTTCTGCTTTAAGATCGTGATGAACAACTCGAATTCTTTTACGTTCTGTTTCGGGGTACTGCATCATTACTTCGTGCAGTCTATTAAGATTACCGCTGTAATCTAATCTATCAAGGGTTACAATACGCCAATCAGTTTCACGCATTACCTTGTCTACCAGGTGGTGGGCAATAAATCCTGCACCTCCTGTAATTAAAATAGTTTTACTCATTTCATTACCTCGCTATAAATGTTTATTAAGTTTTTTGCAATAGATTCAGCACTTGCATTCTGTTTTATCCAATCTTGTCCGTTTATAATTTTTTTATTTGCTTCTCCAGGATTTCGCATATAAAATCTTATTCCCTCGACAGGATCACCTAACCAGCAGTAGTCTTTTAGTATTCTATAACTAGGTAATTCTGAAGTTACTACCCAACGTCCTTGTGCTATTCCGTCTACTACACGGTTATGACTTTTTGTTTTTGTTCTTCTTTCGTTTTGTTCTAAAAGTGGAATAAAAACAATGTCACTACGTTCAACTAATTGTTGTTGTAAATTCCAAGTCCACTCTATGTTTTCCATTTTGTTCATATTAAATCTTGGATTATTTTTTCTTAAGTTGTTCGTAATTTTTTTTCTAATGTATTCTGCTCTATCGCATAATACTGTTATTCTATAATCTATGCCGGAATCTTCTAATTGATTTGTTACTGCGGCCCAGTCTACATATTTATTAGACGAACTAGTTCCGTACCATAATAATTTTATTGGACCATCTATCGGTCTAATAGTAGGAGGTATAATTTTTCTGTCTACACAATCAGCATAATAAAAACTATCTCTACCTGTATTTTCTTTTACAACTTCTGCCATAGTTGATGAATTAACTGTAATAAAATCTGCTTCTTTACAAAAGTCATAATAATGAGAGCGTTCTTTAAATTTGTTATCACATAAGTCAAACCCAATTTTAGCATTAGTTTGTTTTAGTTTTCTAAAATTTTCAAGAAGGCTATCTTTTTGTACAATAACAATATCTTCTTCAGTTATAGAATTAATATCATTTGTTATTTGTGAATTTATACCTTGTTCCGTAAGAGCTTTACAAGGAATACTAGCTCTTAATCTATGACTTGCTCTTCCTTCTCGAAATTTATCAAACCAAAATTTTATCATTTAATTTTTGTACCTACAGTTCTTCTTACGATATCATCGTGATTGAATTCTGCCCAATACAGTTCAAATGCTACACCATCTTCTACACCTTCGAACTGATGAATCTTACCGGGCTTAACTTGTGTAAACTCGCCTGGTCCTAAAATAGTTTCATCTACAAGACCTTCTTGATCTGCATCTTGCCAAACACGTACAATCATTTTTCCTGACTCTACAAAGAAGCCATTCCACTTATAACGATGTTCGTGTTCGCTACATTTAAATCCTTTTTTATATTCAATACGGTGAAACTCTAGTACACCGTTTGCGTGGATCAATTCCGTTTGACCCCAAATCTTTCCTGCTTTCATTGTCATTTGTCCTTCCTTGCCTTTCTGGCTTGCTAATAGTAGTAATTATTATAAAAGTTTACTAAGTTCAACCATTTCTGATTGTCTACTAATTTCTTTTACAAAATATGCACAAGGAGGATTATCTCCATCGCATAATGGAACTGTTAGTAGTTGTCCATTTTTCATTTTAGGGAAATACCAGCGCACATCTTGATAGATATTTGTAATTTCTACAGGTTGAAAATCTATTCTAAATCCTTTGATAGGATTCATAATCATTGCTTCAAAGCCTCGTTCGTTAATGCTTGTTAATGGCATTACTTCAGGATCTGCTAAACATTCGCTGTCACCTACTAACATACACCAATCTAAAGGCATCTGTATTTCGTGTTCTCCTATTTTTAAACAAATAGCAGGACTGTTAAAACTTTCTAAAAATATAAGTGGCATAAAAAAGAAGTCAGGCTCTGCCGGGGTACTATTATCTAGTACACTAAATCTAGCATCTTCTTCGACTTCTTCAGGCAATTCGTTTAGATCAAATGCCTTGTTGTCTAGGGTTAATATTCTCATTTATTCTCCTTCATTACTACATTACGTTTGTGACTATCCCAAGCAACAACGCTGTAGTTTAGTTCTTTCTCCATAAAGTTGATTGCAGTGATATCGTTGTTTTCTGCCTCCAATACAACAAGCGGTGAAAATCGTTTAATTGTTTTAATACTTCCTTGTAATACACGTAATTCGAAACCATCCACATCAATTTTTATATAATCAATATCTGGCAAGTTGAATTGATCTAGTGCAAAAATTTCTTCGTCGATCCAATCTTCCTTTTTACGCCTACGCTCGGAAGTCATACTGCCACCACCGCTTACTTTAATTACTTTATGTTCTTCACCTAAGCCACAGCGGAAATGTGTTACTTTAGTCAAATCAACATTGCGCGGGAACAACTTACGTGACCTATAGTCAAAACAATATGTGTGGTTAAAGTATTTGTGAAGATAGCGAGTATATTCGCCGTCTCTACAGCCGATGTCGACTGCATTACGGAATCGTTGTATATGTGGCTGGCTTGCTGTCCAAGTCACTTTACAATGATGTTCAGGAAATTCTTTGGTTCCATCTTTGCTAATAAAATAATCTCTGTCAAACCATTCCCATTGGAATTCTAATTCAGGATCTATATTAAATTTTGTTCTTTGTACAGGGAATGTCATATGTCTACCTTTGTTACACTGTGCGGATACTTTGCTTCGCGATAAAATCTTTTTCTTTCAGTTAAATGTCTTTTTGCATACTTGCAAGTAGAAGTCATATCCCAAATCTGGACAAAATCTTTGTCCTCTGCTTTTCGTATGCCTCTGCCAATTGACTGAATAACACGTATAAAAGACTTGCCAGGCTCAATAAGAACAAGGTTAAAAATACGAGGAATATTAATACCAACTGCGGCAACGCCGTAAGTAGCGATAATAATTTTACCATCACTTGTTTTAATTTCGTCATATTGTTCTTTTCTGTCATCGAGTTTTACGTCTCCTCTGATAAACGTTGCATCGGGTAATCTCTCTAATAGTTTCTTACCTGTGTCAATTCTGTTTACTAGTACAAGCGTATTTCCGTCTTTTATTATTTTATTAATATGATTGCTTATCCAGTCTAAGCGGTTACTATCTGTAACTAGCCAAGTATATTCTTCTGCATAGTTTCTAAATGTTTCTATATCTTTGCTTTGTAAAATTTGTATGTCAAGGTTTGCTAACACACCTTTTTCTTGTAAGTCGTGTGCTGACACATTATTAATTACAGGACCAATACTTGCAAGTATACCTTGGAACTCCCATTTTTCTTTAGGAACTGTACCTGTTAGTCCCCAACGTATAGGAGCATTACGGAAGTTAACCGTAAGTAATTTTTTAAGTACATCTGCTTTTGCTTGATGGACTTCGTCAATAATAATTGCACTAACACCATCAATAAATTCTGCAAGTGTTAGTACTGCTTCGTAATCTTTGCTTTTTTTATCGAGTACGTTAAGACTTTGCCAAGTACAAATAGTATGTGTATGGTTAAGTTCTTTTCTGTCTCCGAAGTAAACACCAACGTCTAATCCTAAGTTAACATAGTCTTCTTCAGTTTGTACAACAAGACTTTTATTTGGAACAATAACCATTGTACGACCATAAGGTTCGCATAAATGACTTAATGTTGCTGTAGTAATTGTTTTGCCCGCACCTGTTGCAACCTCTTGCAGTGCTTGTGGATTTTCTAAAAACTTATTAACTACATCGTATTGATAATCACGTAGTACAATAGGCTTACCTGCTTCAGGATGTCCTTCGGGCCACGTCTTTCCTTGGTCGGCCCAATAATTTTCTGTAATTTTATCAAATTCTAAATTAGGAGCAGTTCTTTGATCAATAACTTCAATATCGTACCCGTCACCTTCAACTATAGGTAATGCAACATCTAAATGTGCAAGATAGCCAGTGCCGCCAATACCAAAAAAACTTACAGTACCATCCCAACGTCCTAACTTGTAAGCAGGCATATGACGAGCGTAAGGAAGATCAAACTTTAACTTGTTTGCAATCTTTCTACGTGTTTCAACAGCAAGTCCTTCGAACTTGATGTTTACTTCGTCTTTAATAATCAACTTACAATTCGACAATTTCTTTACGTCCTTTACTTGGTTCAATATCGCCTACATAAAATACTAACGGATGATGTTCTAACATATCTCTAGTTAAACCATACGTAGACGGCATTAAGTTATTTGTAGCAACTATTATAACATCATTTTCCTGTTTGAACAACCACTTAGCAGGCTTATGTTGGAAAATTAAGAACTTTGCACCTTCTATTTTTCCTCCAAATTTGTTATCTCTTACCCAATTATTAAATTCTGGATCGTCTTTATTATTCGTTCTAAAACAAACTCTAAAGTCATTACGATCAAATTTGTTTGTATCTATAACTTCGGACAACTCTTGCATATATGACAAAGCATCAGATGCTCTGTCTAAGAGTAGTACTACTTTACCTTTTACTTCATACCCTAGTTTAATAAAGTTTTCTACACTTTTTACCCAAAACGTATTGTTACTGTTACTGCTTATTTTCTGTGCAATATCATTGTTAGGATTTTTTAGCGGGTAATTCATTGACTTTGCTAAAAATAAATCGTTAACAATATTACCGTTTGAGTGTTTAAGAAAGTATTCTTCAGTTTCTTCTGAACAATTTTTAATTACAACTTCGTCGTCCTCAATGATACTGTATGGTTTATAGGTATTACGTTCTTGCCAAATTTCTTCAATTTGATCTACACAACTTACAAACGTATCATCAATATTAAAATCGTGCTTATTGACCCACTCTTGTATTTCTATTATATTTGTTTT